CCTTCGAGACTTGGCGCGTCTGGTGACCCGGGCGGAGGTCCCCTGGGGCCGCCGTCTCCCGCACCTCACGGCATAGGCGGACACCCCCCATTCCCTTTTTCCAAACGACGCGAGGAGGCGACCGTGGCGGCTCGCAAGACTCTTCGCGCCGTGGCGCCGGACGAGAAGCCGGAGCCCGCCCGCCCGAGCACGATCCTCGAGGCTGCTGAGCAGGGCTCCCGCATCGAGGAGCTCCGGGCCATGCGCCGTCGGATCGCGAAGGCACTCGACGACCCGAACACTCCGGCCCGCGACCTGGCCGCCTTGTCTCGTCGACAGCTTGAGATCGGCAAGGAGATCGAGGCGATCGAGATCACTGACGACGAGGACCGATCGGTGGTCGTGAACGCTGATGACGAAGCCTGGGACGGCACCGGCTACTGACCAGCGGCCACTCTCGGAGGTGGCCCGGCATGTTGTCGCTCCGGCGGGGATCAAGTCGACCGCCTGGCCGAAGGTCCGGGCAACGTGCAACCGCCTTGGGTGGGGCTTTGACGGTTGGCAGGATGGCGCCGGCAAGCTGATCCTGTCGAAGCGGTCGGACCGCTCGTACGCAGCGGACACCATCGTCATCTCAATCCCCCGACAGGTCGGCAAGACCTACCTGATCGCGTGCATCATCTTCGCGCTCTGCCTGCTCGAGCCTGGCCTCAAGGTCATCTGGACCGCGCATCGCAAGAGCACGTCGGCCGAGACGTTCCGGCAGTTCGACGGGATGGCGAAGCGGCCGAAGGTCGCAGCGCACATCAGGCAGGTTCTCCGCGGCAAGGGTGACGAGTCGATCTGGTTCAACAACGGCTCGAGCATCGAGTTCGGCGCCCGGGAATCCGGCTTCGGTCGTGGCCGTACCGACGTGGACGTGCTCGTGTTCGACGAGGGGCAGATCCTCCCGGAGTCGACGCTCGAGGACATGGGCGCGACACAGAACGTCGCCAAGAACCCGCTGACATTCGTGATGGGCACCCCGCCGCGGCCGAAGGATGATGGCGAGTTCTTCGCGCTGCTGCGCCAGGAGGCGCTCGACGGCGAGTCGGACGGGACGCTCTACATCGAGACCAGTGCCGACCGTGGCTGCGACCCGATGGACCGCGCCCAGTGGCGCAAGGCGAACCCGTCCTTCCCGTACCGCACGACTGAGCGGGCGATGCTGCGGCTTCGCAAGAAGCTCAAGAACGACGACTCGTGGAACCGCGAGGCGTTGGGCATTTGGGACGAGATCCTCAAGCAGTTCTCCCCGATCAACGGCGCGCTCTGGTCCGAGGGCATCGACGTCGGACCCACGGACGACGCGAAGCCAGCGGCGCTCGGCGTGGACATGTCTCACGACCGCCGTATCTCGGTTGGCGCGTGTTGGCTCGAGGATGAGTCGGCGCACGTCGAGGAAGTCTGGGCGGGCGTGGACGAGCCCGCCGCGGTCGACTGGATCGTGGCGCGCGCTGGTCGCCGTCTGCTGGTCGTGATCGATGGCATGTCTCCGGCCGCGTCGATGATCCCCGCACTCAAGGCCCGCGGCGTGAAGGTTCACGCAGGCGGAGCGAGCGACATGGCGAAGGGCTGCGGCTTGCTCGCCTCCGACGTGGAGGCGGGGCGCCTGACGCACGCCGACCAAGAAGCGCTCAACGATGCCCGCGAGGGTGCGCGTAAGCGCGCGATCGGCACTGCCGGCGGTTGGGGCTACGACCGCAAGGACCCCTCCGTGGACATCCACCCGCTCGTCGCGGTCACGCTGGCCCGCCTGGGGGCTGCCATGAAGAAGCCAACCAAGAGCGGAACGAGCGGACGGAGGGTGGTTAGCGCATGACGCCGAAGCTGATCCGCGTTCCCGACCTCGCCCTCGATGAGCAGAACACCCTCGACGAGTTGATCGTCGAGTGGCGTGCGAAGCGGCCCCGGAACAACATGCGCTCGGCGATCTACGATATGAAGAACTCCGAGCGGTCGCTGATGGCCCGCTCGGTTCCGAATGTCGTCCGCCGTCGCAAGTTCGTCCTCGGCTGGTCGGCCATCGCGGTCGACAAGCTGAACCGGCGCTGCAACCTCGACGGCTTTTACGACGCCGCCGGCAACGACCTCACCACGCTCGGCCTCGACGACATCGTGCGCCAGAATCGATTGCTGAGCGAGGTCTCCCAAGGCGGCGTGTCCTCGCTGATTCACGCGGTCTCCTGGCTGGTTACCACGCAGGGCGATACGCAGTCAGGTGAGCCCGAGGTCCTCATCAACGCCCGCAGCGCCGAGACTGCGACGGGCATCTGGGACGTTCGACGCCGCGCGATCCGCGACTTCCTGTCGATCCATTCGCTCGACGAAGACGGCGAACCGACGGCGATGACGCTGATGATTCCGAACCTGAACATCATCATGACCAAGACCGACGGTGGCCACTGGCTCGTCGACCGCCGCCCGCACGTCTACGGAGTGCCGGTCGACCCTATGCGCCACAAGCCCCGCCTCGGCCGCGCATTCGGCTCCTCGCGCATCACTCGCGCGGTCATGTCGATCCACATGCAGGCGCTCGCCGCGATGATCCGCGCCGACGTGAACGGCGAGGCGTACAGCCTTCCGCGCTACGTGCTCCTCGGCGCCACCGAGGACGCCTTCCAGAATGCCGACGGGTCACCGAAGTCGACCTGGCAGGCCGCATGGGACGCCGTCTGGGCGATCGGTGACGACGAGGACGCTACGACCCCGCGCGCCGACGTGAAGCAGTTCAACGGCCAGTCTCCCGAGCCGCAGAACGCACACCTCCGCATGCTGGCGCAGATGTTCTCCGGCGAGACGAGCATCCCGGTCGGCGAGCTCGGCATCATCGGCGACGCGAACCCGACGAGCGCGGATGCGCTGACCGCTGGTAAGGACGACCTGATCGCCACCGCTGAGCAGACGACCGACGACTGGTCCCCCGATGTGTCTTCGGCGGTCACGCGGGCGCTGACGATGCTTGGCCGCGGTGACATTCCGGCGAACCTCGACGTTCGGCCGAAGTGGCGGAACCCGATGCATGTCTCTCGGGCGGCTGCGGCTGACGCGGGGACCAAGATCGTCGACAAGGTCCCGTGGTTGGCCGAGTCTGAGGTTGGCCTTGAGTTGATGGGTCTCTCTTCGGACCAGATCACCCGCGCGATGAACGACAAGCGCCGGGCGGCTGGTACCGACATCCTCCAGACGCTCCGCGATGCGGCGGCACAGCAGGCCGCCCAGGGTGCCGTACAGGGCGATGCGGGGGCTTGACCTCCGCGACGGGGTCACGGGCCTCGTGGGGTACGCCTCGCGCGACCTGGACGCCCTGTGGCGTGAAGTCCGCACTGCTGCGGAGGCTGAGACGGCACTCCGTGACATCCTCCCGGCCCTGATCGACACCTACGGGCTTGCGGCGTCCGCGCTGGCCGCCGACTGGTACGACGAGTTGCGCGACAAGGTTGGCGTCAGCGGTCGGTTCACCGCCATTGCGGCCGACATCAAGGACTCGGGCGCGCAGGCGCTCGTCGGGTGGGCGGTCAGCCAGGCGCAGGACGTCGACACGCTCCAGACGCTCGTACTCGGTGGGATGCAGCGCCGGATCGCGAACTTCTCCCGGCAGACGGTGATGGGCTCGAGTGTCGCCGACCCGAAGGCCCGTGGTTGGCAGCGCGTCGGCGCAGGCGAGTGCAAGACCGGGTTCTGCGACATGCTCATCGGTCGCGGCGCTGTCTACAGCGAAGCCTCTGCCGACTTCGCTGCTCACGACCACTGCAAGTGCTCGGCAGCGCCTGCCTTCGATGGCGAACCGCGGCCCGTGAAGCCATACACGGTCTCACCGCGCAGAACGATCGACCCCGAGACGGGCAAGCCCGTCATCGACGCGAACTTCCTTCGCGCAAAGGAATGGATCGCGACCCACTAGGACCATCCCGGCCGTAACGGCAGGGACCAACCCGCAACGGGAGCACCGCATGTCCGAGCAGACCGCCGAGGCCGCCGCAACGGAGACCGCCGGCACCGAACAGCAGGCCGAGCAGCCCAAGCCGACTGAAACGGTCGAGTTCTGGCGCGAGAAGGCCCGTGAGCAGGAGAAGCGAGCGAAGTCCAACGCCGAGGCAGCCAAGCGCCTCGCCGAGATCGAGGAGTCGCAGAAGACCGAGGCCGAGAAGGCCGCGGATCGCATTGCCAAGGCTGAGGCCGAGGTTGCCGCGGTCCCGGCGAAGGTCGCGGAGGCCCTGCGCGCACACCTCGTCGAGCTCCACAAGATCGACAAGGACGACGCCGACTTGTTCCTGACCGGTACCGAGCCCGAACTGCTTCTCAAGCAGGTCACGCGGCTTCTGGGTCAGGCGGACACGCGGAAGAAGTCGAACAACATCTCGCCCCGTGAGGGCACCAACCCACCCGCCAGCACCAGCTCCGATGAGCGCGAGTTCGCTCGCCAACTCTTCGCGCGAGCGCAGGCGGAGTAACCCCGAAAGGAAGCCGTCATGGCTGTTCTCCAGACCGGATCACTCACGATCCCCAAGCAGAAGATCGACCCCTGGCTCGGCCAGATCAAGAACGGGTCGGCCGTCGCCGCTCTGTCCAACTCGACCCCGATGACCTACGGCGAGGGCGAGACCTGGACCTTCTCCATCGGTGAGGCCGAGTACGTGGCTGAGGGCGGCAATAAGGGCGCCTCGACCGTCACCCCCGCGTCGCAGACGATCAAGCCGTTCAAGTTCCACAAGACCGTCCGCATGTCGGAAGAGGTCCTGTGGGCCGACGAGGACCGGCAGCTCCAGGCCGTCAACCAGATCCTCGACGAGATCCAGCCGGCGCTCTCCCGGGCGCTCGACTTCGGTGTGTTCCACGAGATCAACCCGGCCACCGGCGCTGTCGTCGCCGCGATGAACGGCGGCCTCACGGACACGACCAACCTTGTCGAGTATGCGGCTGCGGACAAGCCCTACGTGAGCCTCGACGCCGCCGACGCGCTGGTGCTGGCGGACGGCTACATGCCGCGCGACATCGCCCTCGACCCGGCCTACGCCGCGAAGTTCACGGCGCTGCGCGGGACCAACTCGGAGCAGAAGCTCTACCCCAACCTGGTGCTCGGCACTCAGGTCTCCGAGCTGGACGGCCACCGCGCCGCGGTGTCCAACACGGTCGGTGCCAAGTCGGTCCTCGCGGTCGACACGAAGGTCCTCGGCTTCGTCGGCGACTTCTCGGCGATCCGCTGGGGCGTGCAGAAGTCGATCGGCCTCGAGGTCATCAAGTACGGCGACCCGGACGGCGGCGGTGACCTCAAGCGCACCAACGAGGTGGCCTTCCGTGCTGAGGTCGTCTACGGCTGGGGCATCGCGACCCTGAACGCGTTCGCCAAGATCCACGACCTCGTCTGATGGCTGACAAGCCCAAGACCGTTCGCGGCACCGTCGCGGGCGCGACCGTGGAGACGTCTGAGGAGAACGCCGAGCGACTCGGCTCGGCGTTCACCCCGGAGAAGTCGACGTCCAAGGCGTCGTCCAGCAAGTCCAGCAAGTAACCAGGAGGGGGCGATCCGATGGCCGACTTCATCGCCGTTGCCGATCTGCCGACTGCCTTGCAGTCCGCGGACATGGTCAACGACATGGTCGCCGGCGCCAACGCCAAGGCGTCTCGGGTCGCCCCCTGCCTGATTGCACCCACAACCGCATGGGATGCCTCCACCGCCTACGCGCTCGACGACACGGTGAAGCTGACCGGCGGCGAGGCGCTCAAGGTCACCACGGCCGGCACGTCGGGCACTCTCGAGCCGACCGCTCCGGCGAACCTCGGTGACACCGTCACCGACGGCACCGTGACGTGGGCACGCATCGCCCCGACGCCCGACCAGCTCGCCGAGGCGCGGCTGATCCTCTTCGGCGCCGT